TTGAGCCTAAAAGTAATTCAGTAAATCCCCAAACAAGCGCGTCGACTCGGTCAGGTGATTTGCCTTTATCAGGGTCAAAAGTAATCATTTGATTTTCAAGGATTGGGAATTGCCCAATGTGATAAATTTTATTTTGCTCATAAAGCGAATATATAGGCTCGGCTCGAACGTATTTTCCCTTAGTTGCATTTACCAATTTAATTCTTGCGGTTGTGTTTTGCGACCTTAAAACGCTTTCAACCATATCGCCACCCATATTTTTTTCCGCAACTATGCAATCGGCGTTCCAGCGTTCAAAAGCTTTAACTGCAACCGCGGCCCATTGGCTTGGTGAATATTTACCGCTAAGGTCTTCTAAAACATAACCGTTGCCTTTTGCATCTTTAGCACAAACCACAATCCCAGTTTCGTCCGATTCTAAGTTAGCCGAGGCCGCTGGGTCAACCGAAACAACGATGCGTTCTAATTGTGGCGGATTAGCCATTCTAAGGCGTTCAATTATTTGCCTATTCCACAACATTCCTTCGGCATCTTCTAGCCAATGGCCAAGGAATAAATGGTTGTAACGATGTAGGTTTTCCGTTCTAGTCCTTTCGGCCTGGGCGATAAAAGACGGCGACAAATTGTTTTGATTGTCTAGATAGGTCGTATGAATGTAATTGGTATCGTTGCGAGGATACTTTACAAATCGATTATAAATCCAATGCGATTTGTAACTCGGATTCATTACCAAAATAACGCGGTTTGGCTTGTTTACCGCTCGAATAGAAAGGTCGATTCGGTCGAAAACATCTTCGTCCATTAACTCTTCGGATTCATCAAGAATAAACGTTGTAACGCCAGCAATTGACTTCAAATTAGCCGTTGCGGTGCCTTGGCTGGTCTTGATACCACGAAACAAAATCTTTGAGCCTGTTGCCTTGTTTATAATCTCGCTTTGGGTAATCTCGAAATCCTCCGCCTTATTCATCAAATCGATTTTATCGATAAATTCGGGAATAATCGAAATAAACGCACTTGTTAGCGTCCAACGAGTAAATAAAATAACGTGGCCTTCCTCGTAAGTAAGGTTTAAAAGAAATAGCGAAAGCGTCCAAGACTTACCCGAACCGCGGCCGCCAGTAATTAGGTAATACCGATTTTGTGGCTCTTCGTAAAACAAAGGCTGGTATTTGTCTAATAGCTTTATCGATTCCATTATTTGGATTTAAGCCACTCAATTGGTGGCGTTACCTTTTCGCCTTGCGTTGTAACGTCAACGGTCTGCTTAGGCATTCCAAAGCGATAATTTAGCCAAGTCTTAATTGCCTGAATGTCTCCGTCTTTGCATCTATTCCAAAGCGCTTTCCACGCCTCTTCAGGAACTGCAATTGCGTCCATTTGTTCTATTATCTTAATCTCGTCGGCCTTTGGTGGTCTCCCAGCTCCTGGCCTTGCGCCTCCGTTTTGTCCCATGTGAAATAAACTGTTTATTCAGTTTCAAAGTTATAAAAAAAACCTTGACCACTTAGCCAAGGCTTTTTCAGTTTAACATAAACCCAAAATAACTACATTAATAAAATCGTTTGTCCAGTTGGCTCACCTACAAAGTTGCAAAGCTTACCATTCCATTCAAATCGAACCTCTTTCTCTCGGCCTTGGTAAGCGGCTGCTAATGTCCTTATTTGCCGTTGTACTAATTCGATGCATTCAAATTTACCTTTGCCTTTATTCGACCAAGGCGACCAATGTCCGTCTCTTAATCGGTAACGAATCTCAAGCGAGTAATCAGGCTTTGAAATCGGGTAAGCTCTAGGCATCTTTTCTTTTAATTACAACCTCCAATCCAATTTCGTCGCATATCTTTCTCAAGTTTAAAAGGCTAATCGACTCCAAACCATTTTCAACGTGGTTTATTGGCGCGTGACTCAATCCAATTTTCTTGCACAAATCTAGTTGGTTGTAACCAGCTTGCTTGCGTGCTTTCTTTATTAGTAGACCTTCGTAAATGCTCATTTGTTTAATCTTTACGCAAATATAAGGCTGCTATTTAAATCCAAGTTATAAAGGTGATTTTTGTTTAAAACGGCAATAAATTATAAATCCCCATCTGAATAAATTCCTCGCCTTTCTTTACGATGCATTTTCGAACGTTTAACTCAAACACGTTTTTGTCGTTAAAGCCGTATTTCTTTTGGGCAATATCCATTAAGAGCTTAACTGGGTTGTCTAAGTCACTCGCTTGGTTGCTAAATCCAAAAAAAAACTCAACTCTTAACATTTGGTTTGGCTCAATCTTTTTTGGCGGCATTTGCAATAGCATTGCCTTTTCGTATTCCTTGTAAATCGGCGTTTTAAAGCGTTTCCCTTGCCAAGCTTGGTTAACGCTCAAAGGCTTTTCGTTTATCTTAAATTGTATCATTACGTCTTTTTAAAAACTAAAACATTTTGATGCACCTTAACCAATTTTTAAGTCTTCATATTGCCAGCGGCTCTCATACTAGCACTTGCAATTGCATTTAATAAAATAGCTTCATTGTAGAATTTCATTCCGCAATTTTGAAAAGCTCTAATTGTATCGGGAACAAAACCAATATAATTTCCTTTTTTGTCCCTTACCTCACCAACAACAAAACAAGCATATCCGCCACTTTTTAAAAGGTTGCAACTTTTTTTAATTATACTTTCGTATAATCTTAAAAACTCATTATAGGGTTTATTGCTTATGTCTCCTTGTAAATCGCTATAGACCTCTAAATCTGCATAAGGCGGACAACTAAAAACAAAATCAAATTCATAATTCCAATTTGAATCTAATAATTCGTTGCTATCTCCTACGTACCATTGTGGTTGATTATTGATTGGTAAAATATTTAAAGCTTGTTCTCTATTGCTTTGTACTTGCTCTTCTCTAATATCAATACCGCTATATTTATAACCTAAATAATTTGCGACAATTCCACGAACTGAGCCGCCAGAAAATGGGTCTAAAATTTTTCCTCCATCCTCGCAAAACCAATGATATAAAACCTCGCATAATGCTGGGTCAAAAACACTTACATAGTTATCTTTATTATCATAACCTTCTTTTTTAGATATTTCTCTATAAATATCAGTTCCACCAATAATAGCTTTAGAATCTCTACCAACTTCACTTTTAATACCCTTATTTATCCAAAGCTTTTTTCTCTTTTGCCAATTTCCGCTTTTGGTGTCTAAAATGCTAAATGGTGGCTCTATAAATTTATCTCGCAATAATTCATCTCTTATTATTTCATTTCCAAATAGGTCAAATTCCATTTTTTATTTTTTTTTAAGTTTAAATTATTTACAACGTTTAAAAATCCAAGACCAAGCTAAAGTCCACAAGGCTAAACAAACCATAAAGAGCAGCAAGCTAGAAACCTTTAGCAACGCCAGTAGGGTAATGCCTACCAGCGCTACAAATATTGCGTATAAATCGTTCTTTTTCATTTAGAATGGTAATACGTCACTTTTAAAATTGCTCTTATCTACGGGCTTAAAATTGGCCTCGTTTTTATTTGCCACTTGTACTGGCTTCCAATCGTCGACCTCCAAGTAATGTGTTGGCTTTCCTTCAACCTTTTCTTGCTTTTCCTTTAATACTAGGTTTACCCATTCCGAATCGTTGTCGTTAAGGTATTTTAAAAGTGTTTCCAAGTCTTTTCTTGACTGACTTACTTTCCACATTTCGCCAAACTTGGTTTGGATTTTCTTTGCGTTACCGCCATAAACTTTGCTCATAATCGTTTTGTTTAAATTAATTTATCTAAATTTTTATTCTCTTTAATCGCGTCCAAAATAAACAATTTCCAAATCTTATTCTTTGTTTTAGCGCCAACTGTTGACTCTTCAACGTATCGCGTGGTTAATCTTAATTCCTTACGCACGTCGCTTTCTAATTCTTCAATGTTAAACTCCCAAGGCTTTAAAATGCCTTTTTCTTGAAATCTGTTAAACCAATAAACTCCCCATTCCGCAATGTGTCGGCAAGTTCCAGTTTCTTTGGCGTGCTGGTAATTATCGCGAAACGTTTGGCGTCCAATTTCTTTCCAATGCTCGATTTCTTCGTTTGTGTATTCTCTTTCCTTATTGTTTAGCGCTTGGACTTCTTGCACAATTTGGCTTTGGTGATGCGCGTAGTATTGATTTATCCAAACGCTCACAGTCTTTTCGTTAACGTGGTAAAAGTCGCCGTATTGGCCCCTCATTCCAGCGTGTAAAATGTAATCAACTCTCGCGTCAGTCATCCAGCCAAAACTACCAAACAACTTGCTAAGGCAAGCCAGCAATTCGTTGGCTTCTTCTTTTTTGTATTCTTTGAATTGCTTTAGACCGCAAACAAATTCCATTTTGCGGAGGTGCGTTAAAATAATCTCATTCATTGTTCAATTGTTTTTGTCGTTGTAAATCCTCGTAAAGTTCATCGAAAACGTTTCGACTTTTTCCTTCATTTTTTGGGATTGGATTTCCTTTTTTTACCCAATTAAAAAAATGCTTTTTTGCTAAGTCTTCAGTTTCTTTTAAATCAGCTTTTAAAATGCATTCCTGTCTAAATGTATTCAAATGCTTTTGCACGTCTTTGTAATCAGCTTTAAAAGTTAATGCTAATCCTTCTAGCCATATTTTACTATTCCACAATTCGCGAAAAATTTGATTATGCGTTTCTTCATTAACTTCATAAATATTTATGATTTCATTACCATTTACATTAACATTACCATTTACATTATCATTTACATTAACATTACCATTTACATTAACAGCTAGTTTTGCTAAGTCATTTCTAGCATTGCTAGGATTTGCTAAGTCATTTCTAGCATTGCTAGCTTTTGCTAAACCTCCCTTTTTTCCAGCCTCAGACCTTAATTGTTTTTTTTCGTCCCAAATCTTTAAATCTCTTTTTAACTGGGTCTTTATTGGGATAAATGAAAGCTTCACATATTTATCGTCCGTTTCAGGATTTTCGTCATTTACATAGCTGAAAATATGTTTTATCAATTTTCCAGCTTGTTCGTCGGTTAGCTCTTCAAAGATTTCTCTTTGGTCTGTATACAGTACAAATGATTTTTTACCTTCCATAAAATGAAAAAGCCCAACAGGTGAGAGTCTGTCGGGCGGTTAGGTATTAACCTATGGAATTATTCTTGCCTCTCACCTCAGGAATAATTCGTTTTATTTACACAAATATAATTCTTTTTAACTTATCCAACTAAATTACGCTTCCTTAGTTGAGAATAAATTACACCGTATGCTCTGCCAAGTTCAATTGCAATTACCTTA